GCGGCCAGTGCGTAGATCGAAGCTCGAAGGACTGCCCAACCTGCTCCCCAATCACCCTTGCGGACGTTGACGAGCGACAGGACGGCCGCGAGGAACTGAATCAGAGCACCAGCAATGATGAGCCCCTGCTCCGTCTGCGCCTGGGTAGCAAAGCCACCGAGGATCAGAAGCGGAGCAAGAGAACCGAGGAACAGCTGAATCTGCTGTCGACGCTCGGGGGTGAACACCTTGTTAAGGTTTTCCATTGCTTCTCCTTGTTAATTGCCGACAGCGTAATGCCACGTGCCGGCGACTTTGTTGTAGATGATGGCTTGGCGCCAAGCACCTGCGACCTTGACATAAAGAACCATCTCATGCCAAGTACCAGCGACTCTTACTCTGCCGCTGGAGAGTGTGCGAGCATTCGAACGAGCAGACCAAGGGCCCCAGCCAACATCGTTTCGACCGCGAGACCAGAAATACCAAGTCGTCATGATGGACAAGCCACCAATTACCGAAGAGCCATTAGATCCTACGGTGAACTGGACATTGCTGGGGTCTGTGCCGTAGCCAATCTGCCATTCTCTAATTGGAGAACCACCGTCGCTGTTACCGGAGAATCGATAACGCATGTCGGTGTGTCCGATAAGATCTAGACCAAGAGGCGTTGGTGCTGCAGGAACGGTTGCTCGACCAATATACTGCCAGAAGTCTGTAGGACCTCCGAATCCCTGAGTACCAGAGGAATCGATATGAAAACAGACATTCTGATTGTAAGTAGCATTATAAGCGCCCAGATATCGCCATACTCGGTTGGAGTAGTTCGACACGTTGGGCAAGCCTCGCCAAGCGCCATCAACGTAGGCGTTAGTTCCGAATCCCGGAGTTCCGACGAATGTCGCCGACTGGCCCGCTTGAATATGAAACTCAACTGACCATCCCTGGTCGCGGATGAGCATAATACCGCCCGAGCCGGTCCCCATGGTGTAGTCAGTCATGGATCACCTCAAATATACTTGGCGAACCAGTCGCCGTCTTCACCGAAGGTGTTGGCGGGAACTGCGGTACCGATAGACATTCCTGCCGCGGCACGATATCCAGCCTTACCGACAGGAATCAGGTTCATGACCTGAGCGACAAAGTCTCGGGTTCGGTTGATCTCTCTGGCGCCCCATCGAACGCGACCTTCCTCACCCGTATCCGGGACGAGAGGGAGGCCTTTTCCGGTTGCGTCATCTCCTACTGCCATGTCTCAACTCCTTCCGAATATCGTCATGCGTCTATCCACTTACCGTCTCGGATCCATCCGTGTAGTCCACAACATGCGGGCCAATATACGGATGCTTCGATATGGAGAGGATCCGTGCTAATAAGGTCGTGGGCGCCCACTCCTGCAGGTCCCCATCCAATAGACTCGTCGGTTCGTCGAGCTCTCTCGGCCCGCCCCGGATCAAGCTCCATGGTGCAGTTGTGCCACACCCACAGACAATCGATTCGATGATCGTGAGTTCTATCACCACAGGTCCAGGTGTAAGCAACACGCTCTCCCAACATTTCAACATCAACTTCTCGACCTAGAAAGGCCCAAACTACAGTGGTCATAGGTCTCCCCAGTATCCGTCCGCTGTCGACCAAGTCTGGTTGTAATCCCAAGCGAACCAGGAACCAGGCGTGATGAAGCGATCGATGGCTAGTGTCGGATATGAGCGTTCGCCCTGTGCGTCAGATACAAAGATCTGTTCGGTGACGCGCATCTGATTCGTAACTCCATCATCATTCCGCATCTCAACCTTGTCGCCCAACTGATAGGCGATTTCGTATTTGTACGGACTGTTACTAGGGAGTTCGCCATCAAATGCCTGGACTGCTCGATTCTTATTGAGCTCGTCTGTACCACGCTGGATCAGTGCGGCGTTAAGTGCAGAGCCGGCCGGCAGCTGAATGTCCGAAGCATCTACATATAGTACTCTACGCTCGAACCCCTCCACCGTGACGGAGACCCCATCGGCTGTGACGGTCTGCACCCCGTTAGGGTGAAAGACGTACGCAACATTCCGGTAATTTGCCGTGGAAGTGACCTCACTGATGTTCGTGAGATTGTCAAGGTTCGGAGCGAATACCACAGGAGCCAAAGTGCTCTGCAGAGTCGTACGGTCGTTACCGGAGTAAACATCGAAGTAAAGCTCCGAGTTATCGAAGTTACGAATAATCCTAAACCCCAGATCATATGCGGTGCAAATATCTTGAATTGCTTTGTAGACAGAGGTAAGATCAAGCTGGATCGTGATGACATCAGTAGGCTCCCCGATTGTTCCCGGAGGAAAAAAGACGCCGGGAGCCAAGAACGGAAGCTCGTCGTCTGCGAAGTTCACATTGGTACGCATAATCTCATTGAAGATCTGACGCGCGATATTAGCAGGAGTTCCTGTAAGGGTCCATTTCGGTGTTGTCGTGAGATTAGCAAAAGTGTTGCGAGCTAGTCGTTCATCCATCAGAGCTTCGATAGAACGACCGCTAACCTTAAGCATCGTTCGACCATCAGCGTCCACGGTATTCTCGATAAGCTCAGTTGTCATGACACGATATGAATCGCTCATGGCGAGGCGTGTCCCCGCGGGGAGGAGTCTGCGCATCTCTGGTGTGGAGAAGATATGCAGCTCAAAGTCCCCCCACGCGGAGAAACGCTCAGTCCAAATCATGGACTCAAATCGATCGATTACTGCCGCTCGTCGGAGCTGGCTGTCAAGAGTATAAAGTTCCACTTACAGCGCTCCAATCTTGGTAGTGTATTCGATCTGATACGGAATCCCAGCCCCTTCCGCGTAAATTCGAAGCTTGTTAGTGCCGGGGAATAGACTGATCCAGTCTGATTGAGGCGAAATACCAAACAGGAATGAGGTATCCACACCACCTCGAGTTAGTGTTGCGAATTTGTTCCCAGGGATCGTCGAGATCGTCAAGAGATCGCCACTCTGAAGAGGCGTAGCCGTACCGAACTCGAGAGACCGAAGCGAATCATCCGGAGGACGATGATAAATCGTGAACTCTGTAAGATCGTTTCGATTAACGTAGAGACGGAATATGATTCCGCTTTCGACCGTCCCGGGGTAGATATAAGGTGTTTCCACCGTGCTGGACGTTGTGTTTGCTGCCAGAATTACGGGCGTGGGGTCGTAGAAATCCGGATCGAAGCATAGCATAGAGATAACCGCGGTTGGCTCCTTAGCAAACTTCGGCGAATCAAACGACTCCACACGCCCGTAAATCTGGTACACCGGCTCTCCCGTCTGGAAGAAGCGAAGCAACACCCTCGACTTAGGCATAAAGAACGTGTACAGTTTCTTTCTAAGATCCTGTACAGTTCCAGTTGCGTAGTCAGGCTCGTAGCCCAATGTGAGAACGATGTTTCGCTTCTCCCGACGGGAGGACTGGTACTGCTCACCATCCATCGATCCGAACGTAGACGACACGAGGGTCGCCTTCACAGGGTCCAGACCGTCAATATCTTGAACGGAATAACCCTGCGAGATGTCCTGAAGGGGCAGCGTCAGAAGCACACCCTGCTCGGTGAGAACTTCTACTTTATCAAGCACTCGGCTGTCCCTTCTTCACGACAGATAGTTGGTTGTTTGTTTGACGGTAGATCTCTGCAGGCGTAAGTGCCTTCGGGGAGTTGTTCGTCTGATTGAAGATATAAGTGTCTCCCGAGGAGCCATCATTACTTCCATCATTCGTCGAATCACCGGAGTCACGCTGCGACGTCGCAATGGACGAAGCATATGCGTAACTGTCGTCAACCTTTAGGGTCGGCGGGGTTAGCATTCCACCGATAAGCGCAGAGTTCTTCTGCACATTTGAGAGATCCAGAACCGGTCGAATAGTAGGAGCGAACTCCATATCCGTAGCGACCGCATTCTTGAGGTTGGACAGGGATTTTTGCATCGCAGTCAGAGCACCGTCAGCGACGTTCTCAGCTGCGCTAGTTACCATAGGTGCGGACTTCTCGAGACCGATAGCCATACCCTCAGACGACCAAGAACCCACCTTGAAGAATTCCTTCGATGGCGAGTTGATTCCGAGGAATTTCTTAGCCGAGTTAAGAGCGTTGGAAGCCACGTTCTTAGCAGCGTTGATAACCTTACCGATACCACTAAACAGACCGCCAGTCATACCATCAATGATGGCCTCTGCGAGGTTAAGACCGGCAGCTCGCATTCTATCCGTATTGGTTCGAATACTGTTGGCAAGACCGTTCACAAACGCGATAATTGCGTTCATACCCGCGTCGGCCAACCTATTGGCATTCTGCTGAATGGTGTTGATGAAGGCGATAATGAGGGTGGTTGCTGCGAAACCGATTCGAGGCATCTCTCGGGAAAGCCCGTTGAGGAACGCCACGATAAGGTTTGCAGCCGCATTGATGATGTCAGGAAGCTTCACAGCAATGCCGTTAAGGAAACTAATGATAATATTAGAGCCCTTTTCGACCCACTTCGGCATATCCTCCTCAACACGAGTCAGCAACGACATCAGAAGGTTGGCCAAGGTATCGATAACCTGGGGGCCTCGCTCGTTGATAGCCGTTAGCAGAGATCCGATGAGTGTAGACATAGCCAACGTGAATGCTGTGCCACCGTTAGCGATCACCAACGCGAAGTCGATGATGCCTTGTGCGAACGAAGCCAGCATTGCCGGAATTGCACTAGCAATGGTTTCCAGGGCCGTCTTGATCGCCGGAGCGCCCAATGTTGCCGCAGCGACCAAAGCTGTGAATCCAGCTGCGAAGAGTCCGATACCCTGACCAGCGAGCATTACTGCCCCACCAATCATCAGAAGCGCTGCTCCGAGAAGCAGGAAGCCAACCGATGCGGGAATCATCAACAGACCGCCGACCGCGAGAATACCAAGAGAAGCGCCCAGCAATGCCAGACCAAGACCGATAGCATCCCACGACATGGAACCCATGAGCAACAGCGCAGGCGCAAGCATCATCATGCCAGCAGCCGCCACCGCGAGAGCCAGACCGCCAAGAGCCACGAGCGGAATTCCCATGAGAGCCATAGCTCCCGCAAGAATTGCCAACCCGCCAGCCATAGCGACTAGGCCTCGACCGATCTCATCCCAACTCATAGTGGAGAAGACCTTCATCGCCCCGGCCACGATAGTCAGTGCCGCAGCACCAATAACCATAGACGCAGCGCCGACAATCATCATCGGGCCCATGAGCTGGAGAAGGGCCATAGCCCCCACCATGATACCAACCGCGGCCGCCATAGCCACACCAGCACGCAGAATATCATCCCAACTCATCGTCGAGAATACCTTCATTGCGCCAGCGAGAATATTAACCGCCACTGCCAGAACAACCATCGACGCCGCAGCGAAGACCTTACTATGAACGAGAGTCATCGCTCCGACCATGATACCCAATGCCGCAGCAAGGGTAGTTCCGGCTCGGAGAATATCATCCCAACTCATAGTGGAGAAGATCTTCATTGCCCCGGCTAGAATGAGCATCGCTCCAGAAATCAGAACTATCGCAGGAGCCGCAAATATGAGCCGGCCCGACATCTTACCGAGAAGTGCCGAGGCACCGACCAAAAGACCCAGACCAATAGCCATACCCGCAAGACCGCGCGCAAGCTCTTCCCAACTCATTGTCGACAGAATAAGAATCGCCGTGGACATGATCAGCATACCCGCTGCGATGGTCGCCAGGGCAATACCCGTAGCGATCATCTTGACGGGGTTGGTCTTAGACGTGAGCTTATCGATCGCGAGAAGCATCGCCGAAAGCTGACCGAACATGATGCTCATCGCTCCAAGAACGGTGAACAGCTTGCCCGTATCAACAAACGAAAGCGCCACAACCGAAGCCGTAATAAGCGCGATAGCGATGCCGATACCGATCAGCGTTGCCGACTTAAGAGTGTTCTGAAGTTGGGCGAATGTGTCGGTAATAGCGCCGAACACCTTCTTGATCGTATCGACCAGGCCCGGACCCTTATCGCCCTTGTCCCCAAAGATAAGCGCCATGATGCCGCCACCCCTGAAGAAGTCAAACGCCTTCTTGAGTCCGACGCCAATGGCAGCCAGAGCTCCGAAGTTCATCAGACCCACAAGAACATTAAAGTCCAGACTCTTAAAGAAATCAGTCAGAACCTTCTTGGCATCCCGGAAGAAGTTTCCAAGCTCGGTCCAGACAGGACCAAGGAACTGACCAATCTTCTGGAATGCGTTAGCTACTGCCTCCCATGCCTTAGCGAGATCCCAAGTGCTTACAGCCTTAATCGTCCAAGCGCCGAGCTCTCGAAGCTTATCAATAGGCCACTGGAGAACATCCCCAAGTCCCTTGAAGAACATCTCAAGCGCAGTACCATACTTGATCGCATCACGAACCTTGACGAGGAAATCGCCAACGTTTGCTGCAACCTCGAGGAACCCGCCGGCGCCCTGCGATGCAGCTCCGAAGAGGCGCATGAGGACTCCCCAGACTTCGACAATGATCATACGACCAATATCGAGAACCGCGAAGACACCCTTGAAGATTCTCCCGAGCTCATCCATCGTCTTCTTGGATGGTTTAATTGCCTCGGTGATCTTCAGGAATGCCTGAGCGATAGACTGCAGATTCTGGACTGTGATCGGCGGGAAAATGGATTCCCAGGCATCCTTAATCGGCATGACATATGACTTGAATGCTTGCCAGATGTTGGAGAAGGCATCCAAAATGGTCTTGCGCCCACCGCCGTTGACGAAGGCGCGCAGAAGATCGTTCCTCTGCTGGGCCATGCCATTGATGAGACCACCGAGCTCGTCGTTAACGCCGGTCCATAGATCAGTGGCATCGTTGAAGTTACCGATCAGAAGATCGAACGTTTCCGTCCAACCAGAACCGACAGATTCCTGCATGGTTCCGAGAAGCTGGGTGAAAGTACGAACCTTAGTCGCAGCATCCTCGGACATCTTCTGCTGCTTGGAGAATGCCTGGATCTGAGCATCCGAAAGACCGAGGGCCTTCTGGGATGCGACGTCCATATCGCCAGCCATGATCTTGAGATAGCTAGACATGACGTCGGCAGACAGCCAGTTCTTCTCCAGAGAACCGTTGAAGTCCTTCTGAATATCAATAGCCTTGACGCCGTGCTGATTGAGCGAACCCATTGCCTGAGCGATCTCAATAAGACCGTTCTGCATGTTCTTGTTACCCATGCCGACATTCTGAAGCGAACGCCAGTCCATGAGTCGGATAGTACCCGCAGAAAGAGCCTGAGACAGCTGATATGCAGCGCTGGCGGCACCCTGAGCATTGGTTCCCGAAGCCGCAGCCTCGTTAGAGAAACCCTTAATCATGCTCGTGGCGTCGCCGATCTTGATGCCAGCGTTGGTGAAGAGACCAATGTTCTTGGTCATATCACCGAAGTTATAGATCGTCTTATCGGCGTAGTTGTTCAGCTGATCGAGGTTTGCGACGACCTCAGGAAGCTGTGTTCCATACCTAGCAGTGTTAGCCAGGATTGTCTGGATCGAGCCCATCTTGAGCTCGTACTCGGCGAAACCAGCCTTGACCGGGTCGATTGTGAGCGACCGCATGATCGTAAGGCCGGCGTCCACTGCCTTGTTGGCAATATTGGCGAGCGCCGTAATACCGATAATCGAGAGAGCCCCGAACTTACCGGCAATGTCCTGTACCCCGTTTGCGAGGCCGGAAAGAGAGAAGTTCTTGCCCGCGGAATCCAGGTCGTTCAGACCCTTGGCTGCGCCGTCAAGGTTAAGTGCCTTCTTCAGCTTGTCGAGTGCAGAACTCGTGTCGGCAACGCCCTTTTGGAACTGGTCGCCGTTGAACTTCATTCCGACGATGCGCTCGTCAATCTTGCTGCTCATGCAGTGGTCACCTCCGTCCAAACGTCGTTTAGGATCTGTTCAAATATGGGTTGCATCGCGGGGTTGATGTAGTCGCGACCACGAATGTACCCGCCAGTTCCCGTACCGTGCCCATACTGGAGCCCGATTGCGACTGGGAAGCCGTCCTCTACATGAGAGTTAGTCCAAGTGATTGAAAACGAACCCCTGGAGCGTTGAACTTCATAGCCCCAGGAGTTCGCCGTCAATCCGGAGTCAACAGGGGTAGCCGCGGCCAAAGCCTGGGCCCCCTTCTGTGCCGCGCCGCGCAGAACATTGACGAAATCGAATTTCGACATACGCTTAAGGAAACGTTCGCTATTACGAAAGTCACCCTTCTGCTCAAACGTGATCACAATTGACTCCCATTTTGATTGTGTCTTAGCTATTAGCCATAGCCGTAGAGATGTCGAGAAGCGTCTCGGCCATCTCCTTCATGCCATGCATGATTAGCACTGCGGCAGTTCCAGGATTCTGCTGAATCACTGTATCACCATAGGCGAGAACGCCATTGATAGACGTCTGATTCGCCGTGCTAGTCGCCGGACCCAAAAGAGTCTGGAGACGCGTAACCGCAGCAGCGAGACGAATCTTTCGGTTAGCCTCTTCTGTCCTAGCACCAGCCTCCACCACCATGTATCGAGCCGTCGCCGATTCGATTAAGGCTTGAAGCTCGGACAGGGACAATGTACTTACGTCGATTGCCATGTTTTCACCTTTCTAATCGCCAACCATCCACACATGACTATCCCAGGAGTTCCAGGTTGCAGAACCAGACTGCATTCGGATAGAACCGGGAGGTATAGCGTCCTCTATAACCCTAAACCCGACGAAATCCTGTCGGTTAAATCCGGCAGAACTTACTCCGTAGAGAATGATTCCGGCATCAGGCAAAAGGTAGTTCGGCATTCCGGCAATCTTAACCGGCGGAGCCGTACCACCAGCCATAAGACCCATTGACATACCGATACCATCTCCTCGACGAAGATAGGCCGGCTGCGGAAACAGAGTGCTATACCGGTTCCATCCGTTAAGTAGACCCGGATAATACCAAGGGTTATTAGCCACTGCTTCGGTCGTAACGTTGATCACGTTGCAAAGCGAGATCCAGGTGTTACCCCCCAGAGAACCATTCTTCCAAGAAATTCCCTGGCCTGAACCAGGAAGTGCACTAACGAACCCGAAGACGCCGTTATTAGCGGCCTTAACGTGTGATTGAAGGAACTGTTGATGCGTAGTCGGAAGAGTGACCATCGGAAGATTATCCGAGGCGGTCGACCCGCCTCCGAGAATCCCAGCGAACCAGACGAACCCATAAGGATCCTTCCAATATCGCGGAGCACCCCAAAGTCCGGTGTTATATGCTGTCCACCCATTAGCAAATGCCGAACCAGATCCAGCATCCCCAATGTTGGTCCAGGTTGCGACACCAGCTGCCGGGAACGCAATTCCGTCGAGAGAAATATACGTCGATGCGCTCATCGTGCCGCCTTCGACACGAATTTCGCCAAGGGCGTTGATGGAAATTGTCTTGGCTGTATCACCGTTGTTTACCGCATAAACCATTCCGGTATCGGGACGGTATCCGGCGGGTAGTGTAGCCAAGAGTGTTCCTGCGGCAGCGGTTGATCCGTAACCAATAAGTCCCGAAAGAACCACGATCCCGGAAACCAACTTCTGTGCGCGAGGCCAAGCCCATCGGTCCGAGACGTCCTGGTTTCGAAGGGTGTAGGGCAACCATCCGTTAGCGAGTGTTGGGGCCAGATTAATCTTGCCTCCGTAACCCTCTTCCGAATTGTGACCCGTGATTACCCACGTGGACCCTACACGCCGAAGATTAACTACTCGGTTACCCCAGTTCTCATACTTACCTTCCCACTGGTAATACTCGGTGGAAAGAGATCCGCCGGGGAGGAAACTCACTCGTGCCGGGCCAGGACCGCGATACGTAGGATCGAGAAGGGCCTTAGCGAACTGAGTGTTATCAGATATAGTACCGATAGAAACCAAATTTGACGGAGTCGACGAGGTTTGACCGTTATAGGTAACGGATCCATGCCACTGCACAAGAGGCTGTAGTTGCACAGCTCCGGCAAAGAGAGGGAGTTTCACCCAAACCTCGAATACGTACGTGCTAAGCTTGCGAGTATACCATTCGATCTTGGCGTTTAGAATACCGTTATCGAATACCTCAACCTTAATGGTATCAGCGCCACGTTGACTAACGTGGACTTTGGCCGAATATAGATTGGTTTCTCCGAAGTTAGATCCGCCGATGAAGTCAAAAATAACCTGAGCACCATTAGTATCGTTAAGACCGTCTACCGTGGCGACTCGGACGTATGTAACGGCATTGCTATAAACCCCGCCGTTACTGCCCAGATTAGTGGGCAGAGCTGGGTCTCCCTGAGGACCCTGCACAACACCCGCATTGATGACGGTTCCATCTCGACGCTCGAGAATAAGACTGTCACCGCTTACATGACCGTCGACAACGGTTTCGTCTTCGATTTGCTGCATTCGGGCAGCCGAATAACCATTTACGGTAGCCATAAGGTGTCCTTTCTAAAGCGAGCTAATCTTATACTCTGTCGTGTCGATCCATACGGCGGAAGGCCAAGTGATCTCGAAGTAGTCCCCAACGATGTTGAAGGCCTCGTCCGGACCATCGGCCGTCCACGTACCATCACCATTATCCGTAATGCGGAGCAGAGATGCATTCTCGAATAGGTTTACTACTTCTAGAATGCTCGGCATACGAGGCTCGAACGTATCAGTGCCGTAAAGAATGTTCTCAAGAGCGTCTGTAGCCCAAGGATATGCGATCTTGGGGTTAACTACTACGTGAGCTGAGAAACTACCGTCCGGTAGAAACTCGGGAATGGTGTTGAGATCCCACTCGAACGCATTAACCTCGATGCCTCCCGCAAGACTTTTGAAATTAGTCTGCGAGGGTGACGCCAGAGCGTTGTATACCAGATGGATGAGAGAATAACTATTCCCAGACCCATCGACAACCAAAGTTCTATAGGAAAGACCAAACATCTTACGAGCCTGCTGAGCGTGGCCTACGGTGGAAAGACCGTCATACTCGGAGAATTCTCGAGGATATGTTACGGCTGAAATCTTAGCAGCGAAGCTTTCGCTTGTGCGCTGTTGGTTGAAAGGCTCACCGTCATAGTGAGACTTGCGAATATCCGCGCCGGAAGGAGTCTCGGAAACTGCGACCAGACCGTTCCACGGGACGCCGGTGCTTCCCTGAGGGTAGAAAACCCCTCGGTCGACGCCAGTCTCGTAGGTACGATTGCCGGGGTCCCCCCACACAATTCTGGACATGCAGGAAACTCCTTCCGGCGGATATTATTAGTTGTATGTTGCGCTGACCTGAATACCTGCGACAGAAGCTGTCGTATCGGTGGCCGCGATAGCGCCGGTTATCGCAAGAGCAATACCACTAGTAAAACGCTTACCGAGAGGTCCGAATTCTAGCGACACGTTACTGTTGGCAGGAATCGGAATGGTCATCATAGGCACATCCGTACCCACGGTAGGCGCCGTGCTCTTGTTGTACAGTTTGAGATAGGCAGGCGTTGCCGTCGGATTGGACGCGGAGATCTCAAACAGGTTACCACCAGCACCGCCGCCCTTAACGAGCGTGGCGTTGGTGGCAGCCGTCGATACGAGAGAACTAGATGTTCCGCTAACAGGAGTGGCAGTTACTCCACCTGCGACAGTGAATGTACCAGACCCGGTAACTGTATGGGGCTGAATTGCAGGGATGGGATCCGTAGCGTAGGTCCCCCGAACAATAGTCCAAAGGGCGTTCGAGCTGGCAGTAACTGTCTGAACGTTCTTGATACGGAACCACTTGATAGCGTTTACCGAAATCTCCCAAGCATACGGAGAAGGTGTTGCCGCATTAAGTGTGGATACACCGCGACTGTTCTCGATCGTATTGCTGTCGGTTCGAGCCGCCTGAAGCCCAAACCAGTTACCGTTAGACCCATCAGTTGAGTCCAGCGAACCCTCAAAGGTAAAAACACCTGCAGCCATCGCGGCTGTTCCAGTGTTCGTAAGGTGAATGGTAACGTTGGAAGCGTCAGTACAGTCGGCAACAAGGGTGTTGCCCAGGGTGTTCAAAGCACCGCTAATAACCGGAAGACTCGTTGACTTAGCGGCGACCCGAAGGCGACCGTCTGTAGTCAGCGAGATCGGGCCGACCTGACCGTCGACCAGAACCGGATCGGTAGCACTCGCCTTTGCGGCGAGAATAAGATCTGTTTCGGCCATCGCCTACTCTCCTGTAACTAGTGTCAGCTTGTCGTAATCGACGGCTGAGGTATCGAGCCACAGAACAGATTGTCCCGGGGCAGGTGTGGGTTTGATCGAATGCTGAATCGCCGGAACACTCTCGAAAGCGAAGGTACCGCCAAGCTGCTCCTTGAGCATTTGAATGGTAACCAACGAGTTGAACTGCTCCATCAACTGGGCGACAGTCGGCAGATATGGGTCGGTATATGAGGTGCCGTAGAGCATACCTTCGAACTGAGCCATAAGAATCGTCGGTGTGTATCGAGAATCGATGATGAAGTGCGCACTCGGTCGATAACCCGTAATCTCCGGAGGCGTAGTCGTAATATCCCAACTGAGACCGATCGGAGACGGCGAATTACCTATAGTCTGGTAATTACGCGAAGTCGCCGAGGCGAGCGCGTTGTAGATTAGATGGATCTTATAGCCATGGTCGATACCATCCACATCGTTACCTGTTATGGTACGATATGACAGACCGAAAGATTGACGTCGCTGCTGTGTGATGAAAAGCCCGTTGAGAACACTCTGGGTTCCATCACAAGCAGCGAACTCATCAGGCGCCGAGAAAGCGCTGATGCTAGCTGAGTATTCCTCAGCCGAAGACAGGTTAAGGTACTTGTACCCGTCAGCATAGAACGGTCGGGGAGATCCCCCGTCAGGCTTCTCATCGACAGCCGTTAGACCATTCCACGCGACACCAGGGCCGACCCGAGGATAGAGAACCCCTCGGTCGATACCGGACTCGAAGTAACGCTGTCCGATACCGCCCCAAACAAGTTCTGCCATTGGTTACTCCTTCCTTGGGTCAGCCCGTGGTTCCGTATTGCTTCTGCCGAGCTTCGTTCAAAGCGCTATTGCGCCGTGCGATCTCGGCAGCAGACATCTTCTTTTGCGGCTTGTTCTTCTCGTTGATCACCTTGATAAGGGTGAACAGCTGGTTGAGATGCCGATTCTCATACTCCAGCGGGATCTGATAAGAAACCATCCACGATCGGATGATCTCGTTAGTAATGATCTCTCGAGATGGCGGTCCGCCAGTATTACTGAACGTAGTGGCTGTCATGGGATCTTCGATGTAGTCGTTGATCTCTTTGATGTTGTCTTCAGACAACCGGAAGAGAATAGCGCCGTCGATTTCGTTCAGACTCATAGCCTGAATGTAAGCGAGCGTCTCTTCCGAGGTCTTCTTGTCCCTCCCGAGGAAGGGCTTATGAAAGACTGACTCCCATTTTGAAAGGGAGACCAGGGAATGCTCGAGTACCAGAACAGCCTCTTCGGTGGTGACAAACTGTTGCTTGTCATCATCGAACGACTCGACGCCTGGCACAGTAATGCTGATTGGCATTCCCCGGTCTCCTCTCTCAGATGTGGATCACCCCTTGGTTAGGACGTACGAGTGAACGACCAGTCGTCGTCCACGTTCGGTGCGAACTTGTAGGCACCCGACGCCGGCGTGGCGCGGATGACCAGCGACTGACCAACGGTGCCGATGACCACGGTACCCGTGACAACAGCGTTGGTGTCGGCGCGACGGTACGTAACGCCAGTGACAGTCGGGATGGTGATGGTGCCGCCGGCCGCGACGAAGGTCGGCGCGGTGGGGGTGACGGCAGTCTGACCACCAGCGAAGATTGCGATTACCTCGTCGGGCAGCGGGAGGCGAGCGTTCGTACCGGCGGTGCCGTAGAGCGCGTCCTCAAGTGCCTGTAGATTGGCCGCAGAGACCTTCGTGGAGTCGATGGTGATGATAGCAGTGGGCTTGAGACCGGTGACGGGCACGGGGGTGGTCGTAACCTCCCACGAGAACGTAATGGCCTCGGGCGAATCGTTGACGGACGCGAATGCCTTCTCCGAGGGAGCAGCAAGAGCGCCATACACGAGGTGCACCTTGTAGCCGAAGTCGCCACCAAGAACGTCGTTGCCGAGCTTGGTGCGGTAGGAGAACCCGAAGGTCTTCCGACCCTGCTGACCGACCGAGACGCCAGCCGAAGGCTGAGCCGTACCATCGCACTGGGCGAAGGCGGTCGGGTAGGTGTAGGCCTCGATAGTTGCGCCGAAGTCCTCGGCGGAAACCAGGTTGAGGTACTTGATGTTGTCGGCGTACAGCGCCGTAGCCTCGGCACCCGAAGGCGACTCGGTCACAGTCGTCAGACCATTCCACGCGTAGCCAGTATCGTAGATACCGCCCGTGGGAATGTAAAGCACGCCTCGGTCGACACCGGTCTCGTAGAGACGCTCACCGGTCCCGTCCCAGGTAAGTACAGCCATTTTACTTCCTTCCTAGAAGTATAGAGAATAGTATCGGTGACTCAGACCACCGATGACATCCGCTCTTACGAACGAAGCATTCATGGTCTCGATCTTGCGGCGAACAGGAACGTCCGGATCACGATCGATAAGAGTCAAGAGGTATCGATCTTTGCGGTGATAAGGCGCATTGTTCGAGTAAATGGCATACTGATCGTCTACCTGATAGACAATTGCAGGATATGCCATCTTGATGTCCTGGTCAGGCTGGAAGTAGACGTTTCGAGATCCAAGGAACCCAACGAGAATCTCGTTTAGCTCCTCGGTCCTAGTCGTTACCGGCGTTGGCGGATCAAGGTCGGGGTCCATTATAGACCTCTCCAAGACTGAAGATTAGCCGCGGAGGCTCTTCATCAATGCGAGAAATGTACCAAAGTTCTCCACGATACTCGACGTATCGAATGTCGTGGATCATGCTGAGTACATGCGCATCGGCCATAACGCTGATACGATTACCCATTCTGGAATCTGGGATGGCCTTGTCGCCCAAATCTGCTGAGCGAGAAGGACGGAGGACGTCACCATAGAGATTGCGCTCTGTGATGACGTCCTCCCATACTCCTGGGCGAACTTCTACAGTTTGGCCGAAACCGACCTTACCATAGAATCGTGCCATTTTGAAGGATTACTCCTAGGCTCAGAACTGGAAGTACCAGTCGTTGTCCGTGCCGTGGTTGAACGAGTAACCGGTCGCCGGGCGAGCCTCGACCTCGGTGGACTCGGTGATCGTCACGGTCGAGCCAGCCGTCTTCTTCACGTCGTCGATGTAGTAGTCGACACCCGTGACGGTCGGGATGGTGATGACGTGCGTCGTCGGGTTGTAGGTCGGCTGGACCGACGTCACGACGATACCGGCGTCCTTCTTGATGACGATGGCCGACTTCGGAACCGTGAGAGCACCCGAGACACGAGTCTCGATGAGGTACTTGTACTGGTTGTAGTCGATGTCGAAGTCGTCGTACATGCCGATACGGCCACCCGCGTCAGCACCGACCGTGTAGTCGGAGAGGTTGACGAGGATACCCACGACGTCGCCGGCACCCTCCATCGACTCGACCGTGACGATCTTCGACACGCGAAGCGCGGCGGCGAGAGTCTGCTCGGTCTCGAAGAGACGACGGCCGACCTTGTCCTTCTGGAGGATCAGGTCGGTGAGGATCGCGTCGGTCGTGAAGAGGACCGGGTTGCCGGTGCCCTTGTAGTAACGGCGCGAGTAGAGGACAGCCTCCACGATGTCGTTCGCCTCGGTGTTCGAAGCGAGCTCCACGACGTGAGCGTAGAACTCGTCGTCGTAAGCGATCGGACGGATGTGGTCCTCGTCCACCTTGTCGTCATCGTCGACCTCGCGGCCGTCACCGATGAGGATGGCGCGGGCGAGCTCCTCGTCCAGCATGAGACGCATCTCAGCCTTGAGCCACGCGATCACGTTGAAGTCGGTGATGTCGATCGTGTCGTCACGGTCGAGCTTCTGCTTCTTGTAGATCGTGGTGGGCGTGGTCGTGCGCTTCAGGAGCTTGATGACCTCGTCCTTCTTCAGGTTACCCTTGACGTAACCCTTCGCGCGAGCCTCGTCGAACGTGATGTCGGCGACGACCGTCTTGATTCGCGAGAACGGCGTGGTGCGAACACCCGTGAGAACCTCGTTGACCCACTCGGTGCGACGCGAGAACGTCTGCGGGGTGCCGTCGGGGTTCTTGGCATCCGGGAAGAGGATGTCGATGTTCTCGAAGCCATAGTCGGCCGCGTGAGCCAGGGCCTCCTTGAGCGAACCGTTGTAGTTGTTCTTCGCGGCGTCGACCAGCGTCGAGAACTCCGCGTGAGAGAGCGTCTTGGGGGCGCCGTCGGCGACGTTACCAACCTGCTCGAAAAGGTTCTTGTGCATTGCGTTGAATCCTTCCTGGATCTGAGTGTCGAAGTGTGCAAGGAACTCTTCCTTGTCACCCTCGGAAATACCCGACTGAGCGAGACTTCCGTTACCGGCGTCGGCAGCATCGAGTGCCTCACCGATCATGAAATACACGACATTCTTCTGCTCCTCCGAGAAGGAATCGAAGACTTCCTGGACCGTCTTGTCGGCGTGCTCCAGGGTCTCGTCGTTCGTGGGCATGTTGTCTCCTTCAGACAGTTCGTCGGCGTGAGCAAGCGCTTCGCCGATAAGGTGGTGAACCACGATCTTCTGAGTGCCGGTGAGGCTGTCAAAGACAGTCTGCATCTTGGCGTCAGCGTGCTTGAGCTCCGATGCGTCTGCGCCGGAAAGGGCACCCTGGAGAAGGCTGTGTACGACATCCTTCTGCTCTTCATTCAGAGAGTCGAGGACTTCCTGAACGGAGTTGTCGGAGTCGTCCGCGGGAGCATCAGCTTCCGTGTTCTCGGAGTTCTCCTCGATCGGGGTTTCGTTGGTCTCTTCCGAGGGCTCTTCGTCAGAGTGGTAGAGCGAGGATCCCTCTTCGTTATAGATGTAAGCCTCGTCATCGATAGTCTCGAACGTCTCACCGTGAACGATGTTCACGTTCTCGATAACAGCTCCCGGGTTTGCACCGGCAAGCACGAGCGAAACCTCCTTGATGTCGCCATGGTAAACCTCACGGCCGCCGTTCACACGACGCTCATTGAGGTTGTTGGCGAAGATCGAAAGAGCTTCGACGTCCTTGTGCTTGACCATCTCCTTGGCCTGCAGGCCCGCCTCGGTACCATTGAAGTAGCCGTGGCAGAACACTCCGAATGCGCGGTTCTCAAGAATCGCGTGACCGAGAACCATGCTCGGATCGTTGTGCTGATGCTGCCAGACGAGAGGAACCTTCTTCTTGTCCATGTGCGCAAAGGCACCAGACATGATGGTTCGACCGTCGGAGCACTTCTGGTCGTTGACGCTAGCCCAGCCACTAAAGTCGGGCGTCTGGTCTCCCATTTTGAAGATCTCCTTTCTACGAATCGATCTGCTGAGGATCGACCGAGGGGTCGACTCCAGCGGGAGTTGGTTGTCCGGTTTGTTCCCGGGTCAAGTTCGAGTTACGGAGTTCATCAGCCTTAGGGTCATTCGCCGGCTTGAATCCGATAATGCCTCGGAACTCGTTAGAAGAAAGAATCTCGTTACGAGTAAACTTGTCCGCGATCTCAGCCAACTGACTGATAGGAACGAGCTTGAACGGGTCCCTTGCGAAGTCAATCGCTTGTCCCTGAGTTCGTGCCGTCTTAGTGACGAACGTACGATTCAGAGCTTCGCAGATAGCACGTAGAACAGGCTCAATGGTTCGATTGTAGTAGTTCAGCATGGTTGCCTCGTCTGCTGTACCATCGAAGATGGCCTTAGAGAGTCCCAGCTGACTGTACAACTGATCCATCAAGTATTCAATTTGCTTGAGCATGTTGTTCTCGGCAGGGCGGTTAAGCTGAGTAATCTGCTCGGCACCATCCGTATAGGCGATGCCATACCGACCCTTAGCCAACTGCTCCTCAATAGAGAGGCGCCGCTGCTCTGCCTGTGCTCGTCGTTCCTCTGTCTTAATGACGTAGGGCAACTGCACAATGAGATCGAGCTTACCAGAAGCCGACACCTCGTCTACCTGATCAAGAAGCTGAAGCTTCCGAATCAGACGCTGAAGAATCGAGTTTGGTTCATTCATGACCGCGTAGAGAGGATTCTCTACAATAGCCACGATTCGCTTTGGGAGTACGAGTTCGTCGTGACGACCCGCCTTCTGATTCCAAAGTTTAACTCGTACATGCTCCGGGAACCATCCTACGATTTCTCCCACTCGAAGAGTGCGAATATCGTATCCACCGGTGTAACGGGGGTTGATCGTCGTGTCTACCGGGACCACCGCAATAACTCCCTTATCGAACAGGCTCATAGCCATGTCCTGTCGGAAAGCTGTCGCAGCTTGGTCCAGATTAGCTTCTACGGTCAAGCAATCGTTCAGGCCAGAATTGACCTGCTCGAGATACCGACCGTTCTCATCACGACGAATGTGGCGGATGAATACCGAAGCGACATCAACCCCAAGACGGGTGTAGATTGCGGAGATGATCGAGCCTTCACCGGAAACGCGAACTCGAGGACGATCTGGACGAAGTCCATAAGCGGCGCCGTATGTATCAGCATAATTCATCTGATACTCGCCGCCGTTTGTATCGTTCTCTACGAAGGCATTCCACGCATGAGAAATGCGATCACGGAATCCCACAAGCTACCTCCTTTCTTAGCTAGATATCGCTGGGTTACTCCCAAGCGCCATTTAGGGCGTTGAAAGAGAGGGCTACTGTCTTATAGGAAGTCAGTCCCTTAGAATCGGCAAGAAGCTTGGCTGCTGCCGCTGCCCCTCGCTTGGCATTTATGCTACTAGCGAGATTTGAAAGTCCCTGACTAGTAGCTCCGAGCGCAATGGGTGTAGCAAGAATTGCCGTACCGACCGCGAAGCCTCGCGCTGTAGCGCCAGCGGCCTCTTTGAATCGAGCGACTCCAACTCGGTCACCGTTCGCGATGCGCTTCTCGATTCGACGAACGCCACGATTACCGACGTCGTTGTAATCTTTGTTCCGCATAGCATCCGAATAACCAGCAGCACGAGCTGCCTCGGAGTTAGCTTTACGCTCAGCCTTTTTGACCTGGCGCTTTTCTCGAGTCTTCTGGACCGCATCTTTAACGCCAGCCTTCACAGAAGTACCAACATTAGAAGCGGCCTTTCGGACTCCCCACTTCATTCCCTTCACACCGTGGTGCGCGAGAAAGTCGTCGACGATGTCAGTCATGGTCACTTCCCAAAAGTATTCTTGACGAAGTTGGCGCCCTTATCGACCAGACCGGAATCCTTAACTGTCGAATATGCGGCTTTACCAGCCTTCGTAATGGTGGATCGAACTGCGGGATTCTTCCAGGCACCGTAAGCAGCCAAAGCTCCAAGCGTAACCGGAGCCCCAGTACCAAGAATAAGATTCTTGACGCCACGGGCCGTCTTAGCCGTTGTCTTGACCGTGTCCTTACGAGCTCGCTCAGTTCGAGCTTGAGAAGCACGCTTTCCCATATCCTGATTGCTCAGGTGATGGTCAAACGCCTTCTTATAGCTCGGATCCTTAGCTGCCTTTGCTTCCACCTTAGCCTTAATGAGCTTGCGTCGGGTACCAGCCCCTTCGCCATAGAACATCTTAGCCTTAGCGAACTCAGTGGCATCTTTACGAGCTTCGCGACTAGTCTTAGCCGAGACTCCTGGGATCGACGCCTTTCGCTGCCCCCAATGCATACCCTTCACGCCATAATGAGCGAGAAAATTGTCTACATTGTCGGCCATGGATTAACCGTTTTCAGAAGCTCGACGAGACTCGTTGATTGCACGAATTTCGTTGATGCCCTTGGCCATGGAGCCGAGCTGAACCACAGTTCCAACGGCAGCCACCCCGAGCTTAACCTTCCCCGGAGGGATGTTAGCGACGAGAGTGTTAACGGCGAAGTTGACGCCAGCCATCTTACCGACGGACTTAGCGATTGCCTTCTTGCTAGATCCACCATTTACGGCTAGACGCTTGTCTCCAAATTCCTTAAGGGTCTTGCGGTTGGCAGCCTTACGAGACGCCTTGGTCTCCCCTGCCTTACGCTTACCCCACTTCATTCCTGGCACACCGTAGTGAGCGAGGAACTCATCAACTTCTGTTGACATTGTTGCTCCTATCCAAAAGCATCTTTATTAAGCTGATAAGCAACCCAGGCATCCAGAAGAGCAGAAACGTTATCGATCTTCTGGTCCTGACGCTTTTTCAGAAGCTTGCGGTTACCATTGGTATCTTCCATCGTAATGGCATTGCCCATAGCAAACTGCATAAGACCTTCGTCGAAGACGAGAGCACTCTCCCCAGCCAGCTTCTTCAGCTCACCGAGCGGGACAGATTCGGTCTTAGCTCCCTGAATGACCTTCTCGATGCCGAAAGGACCATTCTCCGATTCCCAGCGAGTGACGAATGCCTTAGCGTTGTAAGGGTCATACCCAAACGCTTCGACCGTGTACTCGTTGGCAATGATGAAGCGATCGAGGTCGTCGTACACCTCCATCATGTCCAGGATGTTACCATCCAGAACCACAAGGGATCCTTCTTCAAGGAACTCTTGATACTTGATACGCATGGAAGCCTGGAGCTTCTTCATCGTAAGCTCGGAGATATAGGAGCGAGTCCTGACGCCGAACGTACCATTGCTCAGAGGGAATAGGAAGGTGAAAGCACAGAAGTCATCACCCTGGGAGAGGTCCGCACCCATGGCGCAGCTCATCTTCCAGAAACGGCCTTCCGCATAAGGGATAGGCTTAGTTTCATCATAGGTGAAGAAGTATGTGTAACCCTCCATCGGGATTCCGAAACGCTTTGCGAGGATGTCGTTGCGAGCGGCCGGAACCGCTTCCATTCGCTCGACCTCTTCGTGGTACGTCTCGTAGCTAACCGTGTATGTCAGGTTCGGCTGAGCCTTCGGCCACATGGCCGGGATGGCTACTTCGTCGACCGAGTCGAGTCTATACCACCAGATTGAAGTCTGTGGAGCCCAGTAATCACCCTTAAGGATGTTCTGTAGTTCCATTTTGATGGTATCGCCGGAACCGTTACGGACCGTACCCTCGGAAGAGATGGCGACGATCCACCAACCCTCTTCCTTGGCTGCACCCTGCTCAAGGGCACCGATGACGTCCTCTCGAACGTCACCAGATAGCCACTCGTCGACGGTGTTGTACTTGTTGCGGTAACCCTGCAACTTGTCGATGCGCATTGGAAGGATCTCGAGAATAGAACTTGTTAGGAAGTTCTCGATACCCTTCTTAGTACTGACCAGCTTCTGTCGAAGCGCTCGGTTACCAGTGGTGTTCTGGAGAGAGCCCTCGGTGAGGAACTGGAAGTAAGGACCACGGGCTCGGTTAATGGCCGTGCGGAACGGAGAGAGAACCTCATCCGCCTGCTTCATCGTCGGTGCCGTAGCAATCTGATGCGTGGTCGAAGTATCTACGGTGAGGAAGTAAGCCTGAAGAGCCGATGCGTACATCGACTTTGCTCCACCACGAGCAACGATCAGATACTGCTTCTTCGTAAGACGCTGTTTGTACATCTTGCGGACGTAGTGTCCGCCGTGATTATCCGGAGTCGGTTCGTAGACCGTCTTCTCCTTGAAGGTGAACCACGCCAGAAGGTCTTCCGCCCACAGCTTGAACGAGTCAAGCAGTTTCATGTCGGAACCGTCGGTCAGCGTGAGTTCAGCCTCGCAGAACATGATGAACCCGTTAATCGCGAGATCGTCGTAGTAGTAGCGAGGGTCCTTGATGCGCTCGTCGATACGCAGCATCTGCAATGAGACTTGCTCGTTGACAGGAATCTCCCCGCGGATAACCGCGTCACGGAACTTACCGTAATACAGCGGAGTGGCTGTGTTTGACAGAGTCATCAAGGACCCTCCCTTCTAGTCGTATCCGAGAGATATAAGATTCTCATCAACCTCTAGGAATTCCCCGTCGGTTGAATCGTCGTCCATGATCTCTACTTCTTGAGTTTCGGAATATTGGAAGCGAGACCCTTTCCAAGGTCGACAACACTTCCATTCTTGAACCCACCCTCGAGAGCGGTCTTAACGGCCCAAACACCAGCGCCCGCAAGCACTGTTGCTGCCACCTTAGTTCCGGCATTTGCCAGAAGATTCTTGGTAACAGTTCGTCCGGGGGAAAGATCCGCATCGAGGAGGGTTTTGAGCTTCTTCTCCTGCTCGAGGCGCTTCACCAGCCCATCGAGATCCTTATCGGAGAGAACCTGGCGTCGACGCTTGGCATCCTTACGCTTGGCTCGAATCTTGTCTTCACGACTAGTTCGCTCCTTGCCAGACTTGACAATGCCTCGCTTGACGCCCCACTTCATCCCTTTCACACCATAGTGTGCGAGGAAGTCTTCGACGTCTTCGGTCATATCACCTCCTACTTGATAAATACGGTTGAGAGATCCACTAGAGATCCCGAGATCAACGCTTTTGCTGTGACCGTTACCAACGAACCACCGACCATTCTCTGAATAGTACGATTGGTAACCGTAGGCAATGTGGCCGGTGTGTTCATCCAGTAAGCGACGAGGTCGTCACTCAGAGCCGTGGAGAATATACGCACATCGTTGATCGATGACGGATAGGTACCCAACCCAATGGTAATGCTATTGATACCGCCAAGATTGCTTGGGCGAGCCACAGTATCTGAATACGACCCATTCACAAATAGGTCTGTAGTGGCATTGCTGCGGTAAACCAGGGTGAGATGGTTCCATCCAGTACCAAGTGTATTGACATAATCCTTACCAGAATCAACACTGGCAGAGCTCATGAACCCGAAACGAACCTTGCTCGTGAACGAGGAATACTTGATATACACATGATTACCCGAAGAATCCGCCAGATCTAGAATACTCGCAGTGCTAAGAATCGAGGTAGTGTCGATTCTAAACCAGAACGAAATAGTAAAGTCGGAAGGATTCCCTCGATAGCCGCTACTCGAGAAGGGAATGCTACCCGCATTTGTTGCCGCGTAAGGTTGTGTATCATGACCGGGCGAAGTCCACGCATCCACAGTACCGTTTATAGCCAGCGACGATGTGTCTTTAGCAACGCTACCAGTTCCCTCAATGATAGGAAACGCGGCAATGAGAAGACTCTCGTAGGTTTGAAGATCTTGGATCGTTCCCGAGAAAACCTTCTCTGGAGAGTCGATCCCAGAGGCAGTCGCCTTTACGCCGAACGAATAGGCTGTTCCGATAGCATCCGTAGGTGTTCCGCTTAGAACACCAGTGGAGGTGTTTAGGCTGATTCCTGTCGGAAGAGCTCCGCTAGTTACCGCCCACGAATCCGCAGCCGGGCTAGAGACAAGGGTGGCACTATAGCTTCTCCCGATATAGAAAGGAGCAAGAGTAGTGCTGAGGATTCCCGGTGTCGGCAAATAAGTCGGAAGAGTATTCGCGAACGTTACGTAGGTATCACCAGATGCGCTAGCGGTAGCTCCATTGTAGGTATTCGTAACTGTACGACCGCTCGGCATGGAACCGCCGGCGTTAGAAATCTGGACGAGCACCCTGATCCAACAACCGTTGGTGGCCGTTCGAGATGTGATGGCAGTAGCCGCCAACACTCTAGCCGAGTCGGCAGTGCCATACTCAGTCACGGTCGCCGGAACCGGGGTCGATATGAGGTTACCGATCAGGGTTGTTCCATCGGACTGAAACAAGTCTATTTGAACCGACGCTCCGGCGTTAGCCTGGGCGGCAGACTCGAACCCACGAATGTTTGCCGAGACGTTTCCGTTAATGGTACCCGCGCCGACTTGATACCACCAAGACAGGGCTAGGCCACCAGCAGATTGGGTTATCTGAATAGGCGTACTACTGACCGCGGTGTTAGTGATCGCAGTCGCAACTCCACCAGTACCACGAGAGGTGGAACATGCCAACTGCCCTGATCCGCCAAGCGGTGAAGACGCAGTGGTGAGATACAGAGTAGTTGGCATGTCGCCCCTTCGTTAGTGAATCCAGACGTCGCCGTTCTGCATGTTGGTCGGCTGAGAAGACCCACCCAGCCAAAGCACGATCGCAGCTGCCGGACGAGTTTCAGAACCTGTAGACACGGTAACGCTAAGCGTCGACTGACCGACCGTAAGCGCATGAGTCGCCTGAGATGCTGCAGCGCCAACCTGCTTTCGTGCCATTTTGAAGTTCCTTAGCCTGTTACGACGCAGCGATACTGACCGACAGACGGCGCAGTCGCGAACGTGAGAGTTACGACGTTGGTGCTAGTCAGAACCACGTCACACTCGACTTCCGCGCCACCCGAGATCTCGTAGACTGCGACAGTGACGTCGAGAGTACCGAGGTTGTGAGTGATCGTAGCCGAGGTTGTGCCGTTGGGCACGTTGACTGCATACTTGCGAGCGATACCGATCGTGGCAAGCTGAGTCGTGTCGAGATAGATACCACCAGCGTCGACACCAAGACCGCCAGAGCCCTTGGCGACTGCCGAGACGACGTTCGTCGTGATGTTGATACCGTTGCCGGACGTGTAGGTACCGCCGGTACCCTTCTGCGACCAAACGATAGAGCTAGTACCGATAACCGGGTTGGGTGTGGTCTGAGTGTACTCACGACCAGCGTTGACCGTACCCGTGGTGACGTAAACCGTAGCGTTGTTGAGCTCGGCGGACAGATCCGCGTCAGATGCACGTGTCGGAGCACCCGTAGCGTTAACGATGTAGATACCGTTCTCGCTCTGAGTAGTCTGGTCCTTGACGAGGATCCGGTCGCCCGTGACGAGAGACTGACCGTCAATGGACTGACCATTGGCGTACGCAGTAGCGAGAGCGCCGTTGGTCGTAGTAGCTACCCGGACCTCGTTCTTGTACGAGAGGCCGGCGATAAGGTTGTCGACATACTGCTTGTTAGCACCGTCGGTGGCGCCGCTCGGGTCGCCAACGTTGAGAGCTCGCTGGTTGGCGAGGTCTACACCGGTAAGAAACTTTCTAGCCATCTAGGGCCTTCTTTCAGTTCAGGACCGCGTAACCGGCGGTTGGTGTTGGGAAAGAAACATAAGCGTTAGTTTCCGTAGCCACAACATCCGACTCAACAATCTCGTCATCGACGAAAACGGTGACTGAGGGAAGTCGATTAAGTGTGTGGGTGATCGTCCAAGTACCCATAGGCATGGGAAACTCGTGGACTTCGCCGGTAGTTACTGGGTTTTCTTCCAGATAATCTACAACGATTCCTTCAACCTCGGCAGGGTCTATGTCTCCGGGAGGTCCCGGCTTGCCCATTATGTCGGTGATGAAAACCTTTGTCGGCGGGGTAGGAGTCGGAATTACTAGAGGAGGCAACGGGCTATACGGAGCCAATTGCCCCACAAGAGCCTTGCTCATGTGTTTCTCCAGATCTTCCCACTGTCGGGGTCGAATCCGAGAGCTCCGATAGGAGCATCCGGCGGGAAGTCTCCGTCATCATCGATGATGTAGACGTTACCCATGTCCAGACCCGAATAAGCATACGGGTTGAACTTAAGCTCCGAGATGTTGAGACGCCACTCGAGTTCCTTGACCTGATCCTGCATGCTGGTCAAAGCAAATGACGTAGTCGGAGGGTCAAACCAAAGACGAACCTTGAGGTACATATACGTCTTAACGAAGTTAAGATTGGCGCGATCGCCAAGATACATTTCCCAAAGAGCCGTGTTGTCCGAGATGGTGACGCCCTCAAGAGGAGAAGCGCCGATCTGGTACAGAATAGAGAACACCGAGTTGATATGCAGGATGATGTCCTGATCAAATGCGGTATAATCGGACTCCAGACCAAGAAGCTTCTTGATCGAGTCGAGAATGCTTGTCTGGTCGGCCATTAAGAGTCCTTTCTAAGTATTAGTGTGGGCGGCCATACTGAAGAACTCCATAGTGACGGGTCTATCCTCCGCCGAACTTCAGGCTGGCCGCCCACGGTATCCCAAGGTAGCTGGGTTTGTTACCAGAGCTTTGTGTCGCCCGGTCGTCTTTCGGTCCACTGCTCTCGAAGGAGTGCTCGCGTTCCATAATGGATGGCGTTATGCGTCTGATGAGACACAAGAACCAAGTTATCGAGGTCGAGGATAAGAGGATTAAAAGACTCAAAGTCCTCGGACGTCATCGGTATGATGTGATGCACTAAAGGCTTGTCGAAGATAGGATAACCCTCGACGCCCAGATCCATGCCCTCATCTCGAGCGATAACATCTCGGCGCACGGTCTTCCACTCGTTCGACGCGTAAAAACGCTGATTGAGGTATCGATCATGACCGAAAGTAGAGTGTCCAACTCCGCCGTTCAGAGCGAGATAGTCGAACCTCTCTTCGAATGTGTTCAGCTGGCGCATACCTGAATAAGTACGATTACGCATAGTATTCGTCTCCTTCTGGCGGAAGCTCTTCTCCGGAATAACCCTTGAAGGCGCGAACCGCGCGCTCGAGGAGCTCCTCCATGCGGTCGCCCTTACCGAGCTGCTCCTCGCGGGCTGCGAGCAGAGAGTTCTCACGACGGAGCTTCTCTTCCTCGAGCCTCTTTTTGGCGCTGCCTAGATTGAGGAAGTAGGTGGTCTCCTGCGATGTCGCGGTTCCATCCAGCAGTCGTTGCTCGACCAAGTTATATGCGAGCGCAGTTAGCTGCTGCTCACGCTCTTCTGGCGTAGTAGCCGGAGGACCAGAAACGTGGTTTTGATTAGCGACCGTCGGTTGTTTACGCGGTGGCATCGAGAGATCACCTCCTTAAAAGTAGAGATTCAAGCAGTACTTGGTGCACCACTTGAAAGGAAAAGTTGAAACGTCTGTTTGGGGACTCCCACAAGGGCCGCCAGTCTTCTATGTGCACCGACAGATACACACTCTTGAAAGGAGAGTCCGGGAGAGGGGCTGATGAAACCCACGACGGACTATTGGGCGAAGGCTGGCGACCCGTGAAGGAGTCCCCAAACAGATTGTTAGTTTTCGTCAGCGTCACCAGGATGGTTCGTGACGATCGGGATTTCGCTTGTCTCGTGACGTACCTTGACCAGTTCCTGGACAGGGGCCGTCTTAAGCTTCTGTGGGAACCACTTTCGCTTAATGAGAAGAATCGCGAGGGAAGTCGCTGTGAACGCAACGTAACCATAGATGAGTAGTCTAACGGTAGGTCTCCAGTCGGCAACATCGTCGGGCAGTACAAACCACCCGCGATCATGTGCCGGATCAACGAAGATACCAACGTATACGAGTCCAACGATTCCGATGAGCGACACCATAAACCGGAAGATAAGCTTCCCGCCGGTAGTCGCTTTTGGATCGAATAGTGCGTAGTAAAGAACAACGAACACCAACAGGGCCACTGCTGTATATGCCAAGACGATGTTTGCGCCCACCCACGCGAATTGGTTAATAACATCAATGACGTCATTCATCAAGATGTTCCTCTCGGGCGTAGGGTGTACTCAAAGTCGGTGCCGAACCCATTCTGCAGTCGACGCCGCTCCAAATACGTAGCTAGAGCTGTGAGTTTTGGGCCATCACGTTCGAGCTTGTCGTTAATCTCGTTGGCCTGGTCTACCAAGGCCTGAGGATCGATCGGATCGCCTGTTGCTTTGCGATGTCGACCAAAGAACTTACTCATCATTCGGGGTCTCCCCTCGCTTGGGAGCCGTCTCCTTGAAGAAGTACGATGAGATCTCGTTGGCTTGGACCTGCTTGTCTAGGGTTCCTGACACCGTAGCTAGTGTTGCAGCCTGGAGTTTCGAAGCTTCTTCAAGACTTCGATACATTGATCCAGGAACGATCCACCCCCTCATGAAGGAGGTAACAATCAGAACACAAAGCATCACAAACAGGGACCAGCCGCCGAAAGCGGCCCAGTCGCGCTCAAGAAAAGCGCTGATAGGGTCACTTCCGGCGGCCAGCGTGTAGACAGCCGGTTCGAGAGGATGAATGGCTGCCGTACCAAACATCGTTACACGAGACCTTTGTCGAGATCATCCGCAAGGGAGCGGAACTCCTCTGGGAGTTTCTTCAGAACGTTATCGTAAAACTCCTTGTTGATCTGGACGGTAAGCTCGCCAGGCTGAGGTTCCGGATCCGGCTTTGGCGCGACCACGGGGGTCTTGCCGGTTGCCGGGTCAAGTGCGCCGGTGCGGAAAGCTTCCGCGTAGGCGCGCACCTTAGCCGTGTCAAGCTCCGAGCAGCTGGTGTTGAAGAACTCCTTGTGACGACGAATCGGCTCACCCTGAAGGCGCGGATTGAGCTTCTCCACAATGTAGTGAAGATAACCCATGGTCCGATAGCCGAGCTCATCATTCTTAAGGTAGGTAACCGTCGGGTCGTTCTCAGACTTCCAGGCAAACGGATTGCGCTGTCCAGTAGTCAGTGCCACCTTGTTGAGCGGAACCATGAGAGTGACACGGCCCTCCGAAACAACAAAGTTGACCGAAAGATCCTTCTGGTGACCAATGTAGTAGACGTTCTCGTCGTGCGTACCCGCCTTGCCCGGCTCGCCCCACCAGTGAATGTGAGACTCGATCGGGTTGTAGGGCTTGCCGTAATACTCGGCGACAGTCTTGTTCCAGTTCGGCGCCTGACCGTCAGTATCCAGAACCGTCTCGAAGCGGATCCACGAAGGGAAGTCCGCAGCAGTCGGCGAGATAAGGTTGGGCGTGGCTGCCGCCTCATCATCCGGAACCGACGGAGGTGTCGGCACAGTCGGGTTGGGATCCGCAGGAGTCGGAGTGGCAGGCGTGACCGGAGCGGTCCAAGCTGCCTCCCACGTCGACGGACCAATAAGGCCGTCGGGCGTGAGACCCTTCTCCTTCTGGAACGCAACCACAACCTCGGCGGTGTTACCCTGAGGAGTCGTTGCGCCCTTCGGACCATACAGACCGTCGACCGTGATAGGCCAACCGCGATCCTTCATCCGCTGCTGGAACTGCTTCAGACCGGGGTGACCGATCGGGTTGGAGTGCCAGCCAGAAATGGAGTTGTCGCCACCAGCCTCAGGACCAAACCACTGGTTTGCCGTGAGTGGGAACTTGGGAACCGTGGGCTGAGCCACGAGCGATGCAGCGAACTTCTCGTGAGCCGCCTGAGTACCAGGCCCCCACTGTCCGTCGATATCGCCGGTGTAACCCCAAGCACGCAGGAAGGTCTGGTATGCCTTGATCGCTGCTTCGGTCTTCGGACCCCAGATGCCATCGGCGCCCGAGGTACCGAGGTCGTAGCCTCGAGAGATAAGCCAGGCCTGCTGAGCCTTGAGTGCATCGTTGACGCTGTTGACTGCGTCGTAGTACTTCTGATGCGCAGCCTGAGTACCGGGACCCCAGACGCCATCGATGTCTCCGGTGTAACCGTAGGCACGAAGGAAGGTCTGATACTTCTGAACCGCGGCCGCATAGAACGGACCAGCAATACCGTCAGCGCCAGTAGGACCGAGGTCATAACCACGAGAGATAAGCCAGTTCTGCTGAGCCTGGACAGTTGCGTTAGCAACCGAAGCGGGAGATCCACCACGACCGACAAAGTCGAAGTGAACCGGATCGCTGTCCGGATAAGAGTGCTTGAATCCGTAGTTCTCACAGATCTGAGCGAAGCGTCGCCAGTCACCGAGGTCAACCGCAACGCCACCATTGATGACGTGGTTAGAGAGCTCGGCAGGACTCTTCGGCTGATAGAGATAAGGCGGACGGTTGTAGATACCGCCCTGGTTCCAACGGTTGATCAGAGCCTGTTGCTCAGCCACCGTACGGCCAGCCGAGTTGACGATGAATACACCATGGTCTGCTTCAGCCTGGTCGAAAGCTGCGGCCGCATCATCGCGCAGCCAGAAGCCGGGATGGTTGCGAAGTGTTGCCATTAGCTTTCCTCCTTTCGATTAGTCGTCTGCATCAAGCAGCATGACTTTGTGCTGAGCTGTTACTCGGCCCTTGGCCGGATCGATGAAATGAACGCGCTGCGAAGGGATAGCCGAAGAAGCCATCGAGTCACGGGCGTAACGATTGTCGGACTCAGTGGATCCAGTCTGATAGATCGCACCTTCACCGTTGGCCATCGGGAACTCGGCGTGCGTGTGGTAGTGATGGATGTAGACGTCCCGGAAATCCCAGAACTCTCCATTCACTCGGAACGCACCCGACTTCCAACGGTCAGCGTGACGGATGAGAGTCGACGGCGAAGCGAAGCCGTTGCGACCAACCTCATCACCGTGAATGTTCAGCGCTCGGTAGTTACCCACCTCGACACGCTGCACGTCCTCTTCGGACTCGGGCCACACCAGACGGCCGGCCTCAATCTCCTCATGAAGAATTTCCTTCGCGAGGTGGAAGACCATGCGATCGAAGTTGTCGGAGCGAGGAACGTTGTCCCGCTTGGATCCGACTCGACCGTGGTTCCCCCACTCGGCGCTGACGATAACCAGCTTGTAAGTTGCGAGTGCCTTGCGGACAACGTCGACAACCTTACGGCTAACCCAGACATACTGACCGAACAGAGAGTTGTCGATCTCGAACGCCTGGCTCGGGAAGTTGAACAGACCCTCGATCATGTCGCCGCCGAAAAGAACCACACAGGTGTTGACCTTGGCGGTAGCCCGACGATAAGTCGTGAGCTTGATGGCCTCGTCAACGAAGTGATCGATTCGCTTCTTGGCTACCTCGGTGTTGTAGGAGGTGGTGATCTTCGAACCCTGCCAGTCTCCGGTGTCCCAAAGAGCGACCTCTTCGTAGGTGATCCCACTCTTCGTTCTGATCGTCGGCACTGCGACTCGAGCGACCGGACCCATGCTGAGCATGGCATCCTTGGCACCAACGAGTGTTGCGTCGACAAGAGCTTGTGTCGTGTTCTTGGCTTTGGCGAGCTGCTTCTGCGCTCGACGCAGTGCGTCGCGAAGCGCTTCCTGCTCGGAGACCTCATCGACCTCGTCGACGAAGCTCATGACCCTGCCGCCTCGAGTGCGCACCTGCAAGTACCACGAAGGTGGTTGCTCACAGTTCCGTCCGAGTACTTGTAGCCTCGGTTGACGAGCGCCTTGTGAACGGCGACAAGCGTGTTGAGCTTGGCGGCTTCGAAAAGCTGCTCGTTAGTGATCAAGTCCTTGCCGGACTTTGCCAGTGCCTTCTCGTCTTGTGCGTCAAGAAACATGCGGACCTTGCAGCCCTGGTTGTTGACAGACTTGAAAGCCTCGACCTCTTCGATGAAAGACATTCATCTCCCTTTCGTTAGGATCGGCCAAGGTTCCAAGGAGTTCACACCGACTTCTTCGGCGGTTGCTCGGAGTTGACCTGGAGTCCAAAGGACTTTGTGGGCCCACCAGGATTCGAACCTGGGCGTGGTATGCCTGAGTTACAGTCAGGTGCGTTCGGCCTCTCCGCCATGAACCCGTGTTGTGCCCGTCCGACCGCTGGCCAGAGGGTAAAAGTTGTCCCAAAAAATGCCGCCGGGGGATTTTCGGGGACGAAGGCGATGTAGGAGGGGGGTCTTTTCGCGAGACCCCCCTCCCCCTACCGCGAATCTCCCCTAACTTTTAGCAAAAGTTTTCGGGGTGACCTTGCGGTGCATTCCTGAAACATTTTCCGAAACAATTTCATCAATTGCACGAAGAATGTCCTGCTCCTGATCGTACTCACTCAGCTCATTGCTGCTCACTGTCACCCGTGCCAGGAGGGAGGGCGAGTAGTAACCATGGGAGGCATCGAACGTAAGCCACTCATCATAGTGAGTGAATGGATTCCATGGATTGTCAATGGTGCTGAGCATCACGTCGTCATCTGTTGCCATGATCTCCTCCTTCCTATTCCTTGATGGCGTCATTGAGTGTAGACGCAGGCACACCTAGCATGTCTGCAATCTCACTCTGCGGGTAACCGTTAGCCATGAGAGCCTTAGCTCGCGCGACCTTGGCGGTGCTCATGACAGGGCGATCACGAGGTGTAGCGAGCTGTCGTACCTGATCCATGTCTGCGTTCTGCAGCATGGCGGCCAGCTTGTTGTTCGTGATGGCACCTGCCTGAATAGCATCCCACTCGGACTGGGTGAACTTAATCACGTCCTTCTTAGCACCCACACGCTCACGTGCCTCGGTCAGGGCAAGGGCCTTCTCTTTCTTAAGGTCGTCCTTGTCCATGTCGGGGTTTGCTTGCTTACGGGCGGCTATCATGGTGTTTGCGAGAAGCTGGGCTTGTCGCTCACGGGGGGCATTCATTTGAGCAAGGCGGAGCTTAGCGTTGAGGTCGCCGACTTCCTTGGCGTATGTCTTTCTAGCGCTCTCGCTATACGGACGAGACGGGGTCTCAAGGTAAGCCTTACGGGCCTGGTTCGCCAGATCCTTCATCTTGTTGGCGTGATCTGCGTACACATTCTCGATGGTGGTGTTCTTATCGGAGATCAGTGTACGTGCGTCGTTAGTCTCATCCATCTTAGTGGACTTCGTCTGCTTACGCACGATAGACGTGGTCTCCACACCCGTACGCTTGTTGACCTTAGTAACCGTATACTCACGCCCGGTGGGTGTGTGAATGCGCCTACCAGTAGCAGGGTCAACTGTACGATTGGTGAGAGTGGACTCATCCTTGCGCTCATCCACATACTGCGTGGACTTTGCACGAGAGATCAGCGTAGACGCACCACCTGCCTTGTCCCCATTCTCCTTAGCCTGATACTTACGCTTCAGCTCAGAGATGTTGTTGTCAAGAGCAGACTGCTTGTAGTTGAGGTTGTGCTTCTCAGCATCGATTACAACCATCGAGTGACGAACTGCACGAGCGATCTCATTAGAGGTTGCACCCTTAATGGTCATGTCCGTGATGAGGTTCGAGATGTCACCCATCTGCTTCTGCTTACCCTTAGGCGTAAGTCCGTTGCTACGACCATCAGACATCTTGTAGGACGCCTGAGGATCGAAGTTTCTAAGACCAGCCAAGGGCTGCGAGGTTTTGATCGCCTTACTGTTGTTCGGAATCACCAGAACCGTATCACCATCGAAGTCTGCACCAGACAGACGAGCAGCAACCCTAGAGTTGATACCCACAGCATCAGCTGCATTCTTGATCACACGATTGGCCTCACGGTTACGGTTGTTGACCGTGAGCTCCGGAATCTCGAAGATGCCACCATGAGGGTGTCGAACGAGGACTACTGTTTCGCCATCACGATAGTTAGGCGCGTAGATCTCGTTGTCCTTCAGACTGTTAATCGGAAGGATCACCTGGTTGCGTGTACGCGGAAGCCCTGCTGCCTTGAGGTGCTTAGCCGAAGAGTCGGCACCATCAGCGAACTCTTTAAGGAGCTGCTTCTTAACTGCAGGATTGGACAGCGCCATGATCTCATCGAACTCCGCTTTCTTGGAGTCAAAGGTGAGACCGAGCTGTTTGCGTGCCAGAACCGGACTCTGCTTAGAAAGCATCTGAGACGAGAGAGTTCGAGACCACTCGTTCCAGCCACCTTCCTGTCCAGAGATAGCTCCTTCCTTATCGTCGCCGACGATGTTAAGAGGAGAGAGCTTCTTCTTGCCTGTCTTCGAATCGGTATATTCTCGCTGACGAACAATCGAACCGAACGGAAGGACATCGTCATTCTCGCCAGTCTGCTTGTTCTTCTTGATGGGCTTCATGGCGTCGAGCTTGTTGCCAGTGTTGGACTTGTTGGTGTTGAACACCATATCCACACCATCAGGAAGATTGTCAGCGTACATCGCCATACCCTTAAGGTAGTGCGTGCCGTTCACACCAATACGAACCTGAGCGTAGTTCGCACCTCCAAGGGACAGGTCCTCGACTCCACGACGGAGCTGAATGACACCATCCATAGTTGAGCCACCCTCATCGGCGTAACGAACGCCAACTCGACCGAGGTCGACATGCTGCGGAGGACGCACCTGCTTGAAGCTACGACCACCATCATCGGAATATCCGGTGACAGACTTGATCTTCGCCTGGTTGTTCATGACATCGGGAAAGGTAGTTCCAGGAGGAGCCAGCACCATGGTGTTGGTGTTCTTTCCTGTTCCCAGCTGTTGGACAGGAACGTAGAAGACCTTGTAGCCTTCTTCCTCCAACGCCGCGATGGCGACCTTCTTCTTGGATTCTGCGATACCGAGATAGTTCTCGGATCCCTTACCGATGTCGAGATATCCGTCATCTCCGACCATACGCTTGAGTTCGTTTGCGGTAGACATGATTATGTCGTTGCGCTCACGAAGCGAAGGGTTGAGGAGAGAACGAACAGAGGACTCGGGGATACCCATCTGCTGGCCGATGGCCACGTTGGACATACCCTTGTCCTTGAGCTTGATCGCGTTCGAGATATCCGCTTCACGGTTCTGCGACTTAGCGATAGCCTTGAGTGCACGAATATCAGAGGAGGAAGCGCGAGGGTTGTCGGGGAAGAGAGCCTTAGCAATCTCCGCCTCACTCATCCCACCCTTCTCCATATCCTGCACGTACTGGAGGAAGCCCTTGTTGCGCTGGTAAGGACTGCTACCAGAACCCCAGGGATAACGGCCCGACTTGCGAAGCACACCTTCATGTGCAAGCTCGTCGGAGTTGGACGAACGTTCAGCGAAAGCACGATCGAAGAGATCGTAGTTTTCAGTTTCCACTTGTTCTCCTTTATCAAGCGACTTCCTTAAGCTATCAAGGAAGCCTTATGAATTTATTCAATTGTTGTTCGGTTAACGCTTGTTCAGTTTCTCGAGTACCTTCTCGGCGGCCTTAATATCGGCGGGACTCATCTTAGACCCAACGGTCTTAAGGAGAGAATCGTTGATGAGAACGACTGCGTGGTTGGCCAATCCCGAGCTATCGGTTTGATCGGTGAGACCGGCGTATCCATTATCACGGAGTTCGGAGAGAAACTTCTTAGAAATATCAGACTTCCAGGCCCGACCCATTTGAAGGTTAAGCCATCTTTCCGCAACTTCAGCATCAGGAGCTTTGGAATACTTATCTCTGATGAAATCGAAGTTATGCTGATTCTTATATGCCGATATGAGCTCAGACCGCATTCGGCCACTAATTTTTGAATTGGCGGATGCCAACTTAGTAGCGGTGTTAACCATAGATTCCTGACCGGCTATCTTAGTGTCGGCCAGAGCTTCGAATGTGGTTTTGAATTTCTGGGTTCCTTCTTTTCGGAAGGCCGGATCGAAGGACGCCCGATACTTAGCTACATCTTTAGCTAGATAGGTAGCGTATTTCGGATTACCTTTGATCTCAGTTTCTATAGAGCTAGCAACTCTCTGAAACTTGACGCCCGATGGGATGTGGACATCTTTCTCCACATAGTTATCGATATATTTTTCGCCACGACGAACTATCCCCGAAACGCCTTCGTTTTTCATGAGATCGCTCATCAAGAGATCTGCAGACCGCTTAACTTCTAGGTGAGCCATAAGCTTCGGGCGACCCAGAATGATGGCGGTAGCAGCAACACCAATACCGACCGCAGTACCACCCACGATCAATGCTGTTTTCTGCTTTTGAGAAAGACCCTTCTTACCGGGTCCTTCCGATGGCTGCTCTCTAT